GTTTATATACTATATGTAAGACAAATTTTAAAAGTGTGGTTATTTATTTAGCTGGTGCTGCACTAGGAATCTGCATACTTAATGAAGTAGGGTTTATTTCTAGTTCAATTTGTGCATCTAAACCAGCATATAATTGAGCTACTGCTTCATCTCCTAAAGCTGCTTTTGTCCATCCTTCAACGATTGCTTCTGTTAAGTCTGCAAAAGGAATAAATGCGCCTTCTGGTGCTGGTATAGATTGACTACCATAAACTGAAGATTGATAAAATTCCCCATCTGGTTTAGCCACATCGCTAACACAATTAACTCTCCAATTTACGTTGTAAACTACATCTGAGTTTCCAGATTCTTCAACATATACTTCAACTGATTTGCAGTTCCAAGTTTTTAAATTTGCCATAATTTTAATTTTTATTTATTTGTTATTTATTTTTTTAATAATTCTATTTCTGCTTTTAATTCTTTTATTGCCAATACTAAATGAGCAACAATACCAGAAGTCATACCCCCTGTTAAACCTTTGCGTTCTTCTTCTCCCTGATTTGAAAAATTATCTATCACATATTCAGGGAAAATTTCTTCAACTTCTTGAGCAACAAAACCAGCTTTAATATGTTCTCCTGTTTTTTTCCAATCAAATTCAACAGGATTTAAACTATTAATTTTATCCAAAGAGCCACTTATTGATTTTATATTTTCTTTTTCTCTAATATCTGATAAAGTTGCAAACTGAGCATTTGATGCTCCATTCCCAACAATACCACCCATTGCAGTATTCCCTGCATCAGTTACATTTGAATAAAATTGAATAAATCTACAAGTTGAATCTGTACTTGTATCTCGTTGTAAAACTACTAAAGATGGAACATTTGCTGTTCCAGTATTATTGTAAACTCCTACTCCTCCACTTCCAACTGTAGATGAATTTCCTTCTAAAAGATGATTTACAGTAAGATTACTTACTTCTGAAGTTGCTGTTGCTCCTACTAATAAATTACCACTTGAATCAATGCGCATTCTTTCTGTTGGAGAACCACTAAATGTAGTCCAAAAAGCTAAATCAGTTTTATTTCCAAATGCAGCAATATTTATAGCTTGTATTCCAGCTCCTCCTGTAAATTCAGCATCCCCACCTAAACTTGTAGATGTTGCTCCAAAAGATATACCAGTTTTTTTAGGATAAGAACCACCTGTTCCAGTATTTACATTAATTGAAATATCTGCTTCATCATTAAAAAGTGTTAATTTTGCTGTAGGCGCAGTACCCACACCCAAATTACCAGCTTTAGATAAAGTCATTTTTGTAGATAAAGAACCTGTGTCAGATGTTCTAAACAACATTTGTGTCGATGTGTCATTATCTATTCTTGAAGATACTATTTCAGCAAGTCTTGTTCCAGCATTAAGCCAAGCGATTCTACCTAAATCTGCATTAGATGTGCGATTACCTTGTAATTCAAGCATCCCCATTCCAGAATTTGTTCCAATAGTCATTACAGTATGATCAGCACCTAAACCACTTCTATTTATAGTGGTAGTACCCAGTCCCAAATTACCAATCGAATCTAGTCGCATTCTTTCTGTGCCAGCAAGAGTAAATTTAGCACCAGGAGTGCCATCTAATGTAGTAATACCAAAACGCCCAGCTCCTTGTTCATACAGCCCAAAAGAAGCTGCGCCACTAGTAGCATTAGCATTAATAAGCAGTCCAGTTCCTTCTACTAAAAACTTTCCGTATGCAGATGGGTTGGTACTACCAATTCCCACATTACCAGCCGAATCTATTAACATTGCTAAAGCATCATTTGTTCTAAATCTCATTGCATTATCACTATGCCCGTAATATATTCTACCAGCATTTATATCAGCACTATCTCCAAAATTTATAAATGATTCTCCTGCATTACTTACTGATTTTAAAGATAACCCAGTAGAACTAGCTGTGCTTAATGTTAATATGCTATCAGAAGATGGAAAGGAAGTACCCAGAGATAATTTACCATCCGCAGTTATTCGCATTCTTTCTGCATTTCCAGTAGAAAACGTATGTGAACCAATAGTATTACCAGAAGAATTATAATCTACGTTTGTTCCGTTTACCTTTATAAAAACTCCTTGTGCAGTATGTCCTATTCTAGCTTGGTTAGTATTATCAGTTCCCATAACACTTAATTTTTCACTCGCAGCAACACCAATCCCCAAATTACCAGAAGCATCGAGCTTCATTTTTTCTACTCCAGCAAGTTCCCAAGAAAAATCTGCGGCAACTTTTAAGTTTGTTGTACCATCTCCATTGCCTAAAACAAGACCGCTAGAGCCACCATATAAGTAAACAAAATTGTTTGCTAATTGCACTAATTTTGCAGTGCCTACAGCTCCGCCAGTTATTGCTAAACCAAGTCCAGCGGTTAATATATCGTTTACTGTAGCTGTAGAATCTACAACTAATGCGCCAGTCATTGTTCCACCAGCTAAAGGAAGAAAAATTCCTGTACCTCCACCAGTTACAAAGTTTGCTGGTGTTATTTGAACATTTTCTGCTCCATTATACCCTACAATGTGAGATACATCACTAGTGCTAGTTTTCAGTACAAATTCGCTAAATTTTTTATTTGCCATTATATTTTTTTTATTGTGTTTCTGTTATTAAAAATTCGTTGTTAGCTTCAGATAAAAGGAAATCTCCATTTTCTGCGATTATTTCAAAAAGTAGAGTAGGAGTACAATCTACAAAAGGCTTGTAAACACTTCCCCAGCCGATGTCATTACATGCACCGAATCCCCACCATGTCTTATAGTATATTAATGCTGGTGTCATTTATTTATTTTGTTTTGTAGTTTATAACTACGTTCCATGTATTGGTTTGTGTCCACATATTTTAAATACTTTTTAAGTTTTATAATATTAGATTTCTTTTGTTTATATCTCATAATACCCATCCTCCAAAATCTGAGTTCGCTGTATCTGGAAAAGTGTCATCTTCTGTATTAGCTGTATATTCTGGATAGGTATTTTGGTTATAGATCATGAAATCTATAAAGTTATTGGTGTAATATTGTGCGATATCTCGATAGCGTTCAACTAAATAATCTACCTCGTCTTTATCTACTGTTAATGCATTCTCGCTCTGTCCCTTAAATACTCCTTTAGCTCCTACTGTATAGGCTGCAAATGGCATGTAACAAACTAATGCCCAGTATATAGTCATTGGTTTAACGTATGTTTCCAGTAATGTTTTATATGCTGCGTTAGCTGGTAGATCGATAGTACCAGCAAGTATTAAATCTTGCAGCTTTTCTAAAAGCTTACTTCCGAGGTAAAACTGAACCTCGGTGTCTTGTGAAATTTCGACCATATATATAAATCGGTCAGGATCGACATTACCAGAAAGCACAGAGTACCTTTTAATATCTTGAGTTGTTATAAATAATGCTTTAGCCATGTCTTATATTATATTGGGTATGCACCTCTATTCGGCATATTCTCTGGCGCAGTTCCAGCTTGTTTTGATCCTCTTGGATTTTTCATATAGCTTTTAGGTATAGTTCTAGTCTTTTTATAGTTACCTAAATTCTCCGATGGCTCTGTATTGCTTTCTAATCTGAAAAGCACTTTTTTAAATATATGTCTACAGTAGATTCCGCCCTTAAATTTGAACAAATTAAAAGGTTGACCATTATGTCCTAGCTCTCTATTTACTCCTTCTCTACTTGCTCTATCAATATCTTCAATAGTCCAAACTATTCCAGAATCTGCCATATTCATCATATTCCTACAGAATGCTCTTTGTGTTAAACTAGGTTTTCTTGAGCCTACAGCGTAGGTATATCTAATTTTATATAATCCGTTTTTAGAATCTAAATAACTAAACGAGCTTCCTTTTTTCTTTGATGTAATCTCATCTTTTAATCCTAGTAATCCCTTAACTTTAGATAGAGTACTTTTTTTCTCATTTACTAAATAGTTTGCCCAATCCTCATTATCTACGTCTGCATCAGCATCCATCTCATCTACAAAAACATATTTTTTATCTATTTTCTTTCCGTTATCATACAAAGAGCCTAAAACTTTTTTTGTTTCTTCCTCATTCATTTCAATAGGAATACAATTTGGAACTTGTTTCCCATTTTTGTTTTTCATTCCATACTGCTCATAACCAGCTGTACAAGGTTTTTTTAAGTCTACAGCTACTTCATGAGATTCACAAGCCATGTACCATATCTCTCCATCCATCTCATGCTCATGATGACCTTCGCATCCTTGCAATAAAGCTTCTGCTTCGGCTTCCTCAATAGTCTTATAGGCTTCTACTCCATCAATCATTTTAAGATTAACCTTAGACATCTCGTAACCTGTTTCCTCTTCTATTACCTCTTTAGTTTCTAATACATCTATATCACTAAACTCAATTGGTTTTAAAGTCTTAAAGTATAAGTCTAATGCTATATCATTAACAGATAAAATTGCATCTATACACTCTATTACTTGATCTTGAAAATTTTGTATTACAATAGAATCAAATAATTGTGTGGCAGTTTTAATTTCTTCTGCATTATTACCCATTCCATCATTTCCCTCACGAATACCAAGTAGCATCGGAGAGGTAACCCTATGACCTACGATAAGCTTTTTAAAGCATTCATCCGCTAAATAAGAATAGTGAGCTGGTGCATCGTTTAGAGGAATGTCATCTACTGTTGTTTTGGATTCGGAATTGTTGTTAAATGCAACAATTACCTTCTCTCCTCTGCTTCCTGTTAATTTAGATAATATTTCTGCTTTAATAGATTGCATTTTTTCAGGATCAGGAACTCCGTTGTTAAAATTAACAACTTTAGTTCCACTAAATCCATTTATAC